CTGAACCTATTGAAGGTTTTGAAGGTTTTATGGTAGATAAAGATGATGAGAGCAAAGGTAAGTATGCTGGTCAAATTGGTAAAGTAAAAGCTAGCCAGTATGCATATGCAGATGGTGAAACTAAAAGCGGTATCAAGATTGAAAGAGACAAGTCCTTAATGATCTTCTTGAAAACTCTATGTACTAATTTAGGTTTATCTAAATGGTTTGATGAGCAAGATAACATGCATGAGACTATTGAAGATTTTGTAGCTGCATTTAACAAAACTGCTCCATTTAAGAATATCTATATGGATTTCTGTATTGCCGGTAAAGAATATGTTGGTAAAACAGGTTATACAAACTATGATTTGTATTTACCAAAAGGTGATAGAGGAAGATATGCATTTGGAGATGCAGAAGCAGGTAAGATCATGGTATATGATGAAGCTACTCACTTAAAAAAGACAGAAGTAAAAGAGGTTAAAAACTTTGGAGATGATGATGATTTATCAGTTCCATTTAAGACTTCAACTGATTTCAGCTTAGACTAATTAAACTAGTCAAAGGGAGTCAGATATTACTTTTGGCTCCCTTTTTATTTTAATTAAGTGCTATGATTTCAACTAAGAACATAATATCTGAATTAAAACAGGTACCAAAAGAATGGGTATTTGAGTATTATTTAAATCTGAAGGAAAAACTTACAGGTCAAGATATAAAAATGCTTTCTGCATTTAATCCTAAAGATAAAGTACCATCAATGTTTGTGTATTTTGACACTACATCAAACTGTTATAAGTTCAAGGACTTTTCATCTGGTAATCAAGGAGATACAATAGCTTTGGTAATGTACTTGTTTAACTTACAAGGAAGAGAACATGCTGCTGCTAAGATTATGAATGACTATAGTTCTTATCTTAAGAACAATGTTGTAGTACAAAAGACTGAGTTTAAGATCCATGATAAGTTCAAGGTAGTTGATTATGAAATGAGGCATTGGAATTCATTGGATCAAGAGTACTGGATGAAGTATAAGATTGGTTCCGGGCTCCTTGATAGATATAATGTGGTGCCTTTAGAGTTTTTTACAATGGAGAAAGAGGAATTAGATGGTAGAGTAACTTCATTTAGTTTTAAAAGACCATATATGTATGGTTACTTTAGAAATGATGGTAGTCTGTATAAAATCTATATGCCTAAGAACACTGATAAGAAGTTTATAAAGGTTGAAAATTATATTCAGGGCACAGACCAGTTAAAGCATGACAGCAAATATCTTCTGATTACATCTTCACTTAAGGACTTAATGGCTTTTCATAAACTTGGTATTAGTAATATTGAGGTTATTGCTCCGGACAGTGAGAATACTATGATTGGAGAAAAAGCTATGGGAGAACTTAGTAAACTGTATAAATCTATAATTGTGCTGTTTGATAATGATGATCCGGGAATTAAGGCTGCTGAGAGATACAATATAAAGTATGGAATCAAGCATATTATTCTTCCTATGGAGAAAGATCTATCAGACTCAGTTAAGATGCATGGTATAGATAAAGTTAGAGAAGTGTTATTTCCATTATTAAAACAAGTATTATGAGTTTAGAAAGAACAATAAATGACCTTGAAAAACATCTTGATTATGCAAATAGTTATTTATTTGATTTAAAAGGAGAAGTTGAAGAAGATCTAAAGACTTTTAATGAAATGATAGATACTTATAAAGAAGAAATATCTACACTTGAAGAACAAAACATGCTTCTTGAAGAAAATGCAGAACTGTGGAAAAAAGAAAATGCTATTTTGAACATTGAGTTGATGGACTTACATTTACAAGTACAAACATTAAAGAATGAGTTGGATATACAAAAATCAAGAGTTTAATGTATCACACATTCCTGATGGACATGTAGGGTTCATTTACATTATGACTGCTATTATTGATGGTAAGTCTGTTGCATACATTGGTAAGAAGAACTTCTTTGCTAACGTAAAGAGACCATTAGGTAAAAAAGCTTTGGCTATGAGTACTGATAAAAGGCTCAAAAAATACAGCCGGGAACTAAGACCTGACTTTATGAACTACTATAGTAGTAACAAAGTTCTTAAAGATGCTCACAAAGCTGGAGTAACTATCAAAAGAGAAATTCTTATGATATGTACTACACAGATGGAGCTAACTTATCAAGAAACAAAGCACCAGTTTTTATATGAGGTGCTTGAGAAAAAAGAATTCCTAAACGGAAATATATTAGGTAGGTTTTATAAAATCAAATAGTTATGACAGAAAATGAATTAACAGGTCTTCTTCTTAAGTTGGCTGATATAGGTATTACTGGTATTAAAGTAAAATATGATGGTGCTGGAGATTCCGGTGCCATAGAATGGATAGGTTATACAAAAGAACCTTGTGAAACTCCAGAAGATGTAATTGATAGAGTAAATGATTGGGACAATGAATATACTTTAACTAATCTAGATGTGGGACTTTATAGCTTAGTTGAAGATTTTGTTCAAAGCAAACTTCTTGATGATATAGAAGACTGGTGGAATAATGAAGGTGGTTGGGGTGATGTAGGTATATGTGTTCCTTCAGGAAAATATGTTATAAATAATCACATAAGAATTACTGAGACTGAAGATTATTTTCATGATGGAGATTTATTAAGTAAAACAGAAGAATAATGGAAGATTTTGAAAGATGGTTAATTGATGAGGTTGAGACTCAGACATTGACAGATGAATTAAAAGATGAGATAATCCAAAGAGTAGCTGAACTATATGATGATGCTTATTTGGAAGGAAAAGAACAAATGAAGTTTGAAATTACTGATTATATAAATAACCTATAATGGCGCATCCTTTAGAGCACAGCAAATCATCTGTAAGAAAATGGAAAGGTCAAGTGTCTGATTATCAGGCTATTCATGAGTGGCTAGATGAAACTAAGGCTTGGATTGGACATAGTAAACACAGAATGTTCCGGCACCATAGTGAAGGTATATTTGAACTAGAAAAGATTTTTGGTAAATCTTTTGTCAACTCAGATGGAATTACTGTATATACAAGATATGTTGGAGAACAACATGTCAAAGAGGATTGCAATGGATATATTCCTACTGCAAAAGAATGGATTACGATGATAGCTTCAGGAAAACCTGAATCTTGGGCTATAAAAACTCTAAAAATAGAAGATTAATGATAAAAAAAGAACAATGTGTGCCAGGTACAATAGTTAAAGTAAACAAAAAACACACAAAATGGAATTCCAGTGTTCAATTAGGTGTTACTAATCCGGATGTTCTTTTTGCATTTCCTCATAATAGTTATGAGTTAGGAGATACATCTTTAGGTATTTTACCAGGAAATAATTTAGAAATATTAAGCAAACCTAAAAGAAGTGAAGCTGGTACAATAGTAACTTTTAAAATATTATCAACAGGAGCAATTGCATCTACTTGGTGGATATGCATCATGCATAAAGTTGATATTGTTAAATCTAATATGAATTTAAAAATTGAAGACTGATGAGTAAAATTAAATTTGACAAAGAAGAAACAAAGAATTTATTAAACATGCTAAAGTCTGGTGATTCTGAGAATCACACTATAGCATTTCAAGCATTGGAGAATGCTGACCTTAAAAACTATAAAGGTGAGTTGCTTGTATTGTACAAGTATGCTAAACTTAGTGCTAGTACTTGGGAGAAAGAAGCTCCTAAAGCACATAAAATACTATCAAAGCTTACTGTAAGTTTTGATAATTTAACTAGTGGTAAATGTTTGTCTATAATGACATCAGATAATGCTAGTAAAGATTCTATAGAGTTATTTCTAGAGAATTTTGTTGTTGATATGGTTGGGTTCCTAGAACAACTAGGGTATCCGGCAGATAAGTTTAATATTAACATAGAACTAAAAGAGTAATGGATAAAGTTCAAAGTTTAAGTAAAACTAGTAAAGACTTAATGTTGAAAGAGCCCTATTATGGGTTCTTTCTCATTATGCTCAATAAGCTGTGGGACAAAAGAAGAGTTCCTACAGCTGGTGTAAGTAAGAATGGTATTAATTATCAGCTTACAATTAATGATGATTTCTGGGAAAGTCTAAGTGAACAACATAGACTTGGTTTGCTTAAGCATGAATTACTGCATATAGCATTTGGACATCTCACAACCTTTTTTAAGTTTTCTGATAAAAGACTGGCTAATGTTGCCATGGATATGGAGATTAATCAATATATTGATCTTGCATGGCTCCCAGGTGGTGATATTAGTAAAGAAGATTTTGATGCAATCAAAGAAGAAATAAAAACTGAGATTGCTGCAGCAAGAGAAAGAGATGCTCCAATAGAAGAATTAAAAGCAATTGCTGATAAACTTCCTAGTAGAGGTATCATGATTGATGATTATGCTGACATGAATCTTGATAGAAAAGCTGGTTGTAGATATTATTATGACAAGCTTAAAGAAGCTCAGGAAAAGAAAGAGAAGGATGGTACCTGTGGTGATAAGAATATGGATAGTCTTCTTGATGATATTGAAAATGGAGATATTCCGGATCATGGTACATGGGAAGACTTTGACAATCTTACTGAAGCTGAGCAAAAGTTAATTGACAAGCAGTTACAGAAAGTATTAACTGATGCTAAAGAACAAACTGAGAAAAAGAGAGGTACTGTTCCTGGAGAGATTGAAGGGTTGATAGTTGTAGAGGAAATTGTACCACCTAAGTTTGATTGGCGGGGTTATATCAGAAGATTTACTGGTGTAAGTACTAAAGTTTTTACTAAGAAGATTAGGAGAAAAGAGAATAGAAGATTCAGTGACAATCCGGGTCTTAAGATCAAGATGAAACAACATATGTTGTTAGCCATTGACACTTCTGGTTCTGTAAGTAATGATGAACTAGTTGAATTTATGAATGAGATTCATCATATTTATAAAGCTGGTGTAGATATTACTGTAGTACAATGTGATACACATATTAGAAGTATTGAACCGTATAGAGGCAAGAATGAAATTGCCGTCCATGGTAGAGGAGGAACTTATTTTGATCCTGTCTTAGAGTATTATAATGAGAATAGTAAAAAGTTTACTAGTCTAGTATATTTTACTGATGGTGAATGTGATGCCAATGTAAAACCTAAAGGTAATGTTCTATGGGTTTTGTCTGAAAGATCATATATGAACAACAGCCTTCCTGGAAAGGTTATCAAATTGGAGTTATGAAAAAGTACAGTGGAAAATTAGAAACTAACTTTTATTGGATTATTCCATTCTTAGTTGGTGTAAGTAAAAGTAATGTTGATAATAAAGCTAATGTATATGCCTTGCATATCACACCTTTATTTGAGATAGGATTAAATTGGAAATATTAATTAGTAAAAAGAAAAACATGAGTCAAGTACAATTAAATGTAGAAGAGTTAAAGAGCTTTATTAAGCATATGGTTAATAATAACCAACATATTCAAGCAGAAGGTAAGGTTCCGGTTGCTGTAAATATTGAAGGTGATGCTGGTCTTGGTAAGACTTCAGCTATCATGCAGTTGGGTAAAGAAATGAATATGCAAGTGGTAAAGCTTAATTTGTCTCAGTTAGAAGAATTAGGTGACTTAGTTGGTTTTCCTGTTAAGGAATTTGAAATACAAAATGCAGAAGGTAAAACTACCTGGATTAATGAAGCTCAGATAGATGCAGCTGTAAAGAAAGGATATAAAGTAATTGGTAAGCGCATGTCACATGCTGCTCCTGAGTGGATTCAGGGTAAAGGAGAAGGTGGTTTCTTGATTCTTGATGATTATACCAGAGCTGACCATAGATTTATGCAAGCTACCATGGAAATCTTGGACCGTCAAGAATATGTATCATGGAAGCTTCCTAAGAACTGGCATGTAATCTTAACTACTAATCCAGACAATGGTGACTATAATGTTACTAGTCTTGATGTAGCTCAGAAGACAAGATTTATTTCTGTTGAGTTAAAGTATGATGTGAATGTGTGGGCTAAGTGGGCTGAGACTGCAGGAATAGATGGTAGATGTATCAATTTTATGTTGATGCACCCGGAACTTGTAACTCAAAGAATTAATCCAAGAGCAATCACTACATTCTTCAATGCAATTAGTTCTGTTCCTAAGTTTGAGGATAGCTTGCCTTTAATTCAAATGATTGGTGAGGGTTCTGTTGGTGTAGACTTTAGTTCTATGTTTACTATGTTCATTAACAATAAGTTAGATAGAATTATTAGTCCTGAAGATACTTTGACCAAGGATGAGCAGTATGTAATGAATGCATTAACAAATGCTGTTGGTAAAGATGATGACTTTAGAGCAGATATATCAAGTGTAATCGCAACCAGATTGATAAATTATTCATTGGTATTTGCAGAGACTAAGAGTATTCCGGCACCTATGGTTCAGAGATTAATTAAACTTACTACAGACTGTGATGCATTTACAGATGACCTTAGATATTATATGATTAAGGAGATTGTAAATGGTAACAAGACTAAGTTTGCTCAGTTGATGATGAATCAACACGTGGTAAAGATGGCTGTCAAGTAAGACAAACATTAAGCAGTTTCCCACTAAAAGAAACTATAATCAAATTAATACAAACATAAGGGGAGGTAATACTCCCCTTTTTAAACATTAAAACAATGGATTTATATTTGCAAATAGAATTTGATATTGATGACTATTCTGTTGATATCAGACCTATGGTATTGTCTAAAGATGAAATAACTCTTAATTATACAACTGAACCTTATGTTCCAAGTAAAGGAGATAAGTTTTACTTTTTGCCGGGAGTTAATATTCCAAGAATAAAACTAAAAGACTTAAGTCTTGAGCATAAAATTAAAACTGTAAGAGATATAAATGATGCTACTCATATCTTTGCTGGTAATGGTACTATGCATAAAATGATGAGCAGACAATGGCATAACACTCTTTCTAAATCTATATTTCTAGCTTATATTGATTGCATAAAAGATCAGATGGATGATTACTATCTAGAAAAGATTAATGCTGCATTTGAGCATTATACACTAGATAAGATTATTGTAAGATTCAGTGGCTGGTACTTTAAAAATAATACATCAATTAGTCATCCTAAGTATGCAGAAATTATGGCATGTGGGATTGCAGATAGCATGAACTATGATTCACATGCTTTTTATTCTGCTGATGAATCTTATGAAGGTGTATTAAAACAATTAGCTACTGTAACTGTGTATCCGGAAGATGCATTACTAGTACATGTAAATGGTGAAGATGCTGCAGTTATTGATGCTATTATGTTTGAGCAAATATCTGATATGTTCAAGAGTTCTGATAAAGACAATCATGTTCTTGCAATGGAAATTATGGCTAATTGTAACTACAAAGAAAGTTTACTTTATATAGAGCTCCTATTTAAAGATTTTGCAAATGTGATAAGTAATACACATACTAAGAACCATGTTAATTTCAAAAGTCTTATTAGCTATCTAGGTAAGAATAAAAATTACTTATATACTGATATTGATGGTGTTATGAATTCCCTTACTGATAAAGGTGTTCTTGATATTGACAAGATTAATGTTATCATGGATAAATATCATAGTGAAATTATGAGTGGTGGTGATTCAAGATATTTCAAAGTAAAAACAGTTACTGTTAATGAAGATACTCTAGCTTTATTGAATAATAATTATACTTATGAAATACTTCAGGATTATCAACCAGAGGTTGTTGATATCCAGGCAGAACCTGAAGAGGAAATTGAAGAGCTTGAAATAGCTGATGAAGATATGGTAGCGGCATTTACTAATCTTGAAAGAAATGAACTTAAGTCAGAGTTAATAGCATTAGAAGAAGCAAATCCTGTTTCCGAATCTGAATTAAATAACCTGGCGGAAGAACCAGAATTACTATCAAATAACCAGCAAATAGAAGAGACAAATGATACAGACTTTGATTGGTTCTGATGAACTAGAACAGTTTTACAAGAAAAAGTTTTATTTCAGCTATAGTGGCATTAATAAGCTTTTGTTTTCACCGGTTATGTTTTACAATCATTATGTTTTAAATCAGAGAGAGGACAGTACTGACGCGCATCTTGTAGGAGGGCGCGTCCTTCACTGTCTCTTATTTGAGCCTGACAAGTATGATGATTACTTTATATCCATGCCGGGGAAATTCCCTACTGATAGCCAAAGAAAAATAATTGACAGTATTTTCAAATATCATTTGGTAGTTGGAAATAATACATTAACTTTGGGAGACTACTCACAAGAGATACTCACACATCTACTCACAGCAAATCTTTATCAAACACTCAAGACAGATCAACAAAGACTTGACAAGATTCTGACACCAGAAAACATTGAGTATTTTGCTTTTCTTAAACTTAGTCTAGACAAAACAACAGTAGATCAACCTACTTTGGATGGCTGCAAGGTTGCCGTTGAAGTACTGAGAAGTAATAAAGATGTGAGAGCTTTATTACAGCTAGACAAAGATGAAGCAGATGAAAGTATCCAAGCTTACAATGAGTTGCACATTAAAGCTGAGCTTGAAGATTTACCTTTTGGTTTTCATGGTGTTCTTGATAATGTAGTTGTTGATTACAATTCAAAAACTCTATTTATCAATGACTTAAAGACACTTGGTAAATCAATACAAGACTTTCCGGACTCAGTTGAGTACTATAGATACTGGATTCAAGCAGTAATTTACAGTATTCTTGCAAAAAGAAAGTTCAATGTTGATGATGATTGGAATATACAGATTACATTTATAGTGATTGATAAGTATAACCAAGTTTATCCTTACCAAGTTTCTTCAGAAACACTAGTTAAATGGGAAAAAGACTTTGCAGACATAATCCAGAAAGTAAAATGGCATTATGAAAACAAAAGATATGACTTACCATATGAGCTAGCATTAGGTAATGTAAAATTGTAAATGTTATGGCAATAAATGCGCTTTATAGAAAGTATTTTCAAAAGTCTAAGATATTCTTGTATCCACTCTTAGGCATTAAAAAAGGTAACATAGTACCATCTGAAACTTATTTAAGTTGGAATGATAGCTATGGTCCCGAGGATGCAAAATTAATATGTGTTTATGACTCAGATTACACAAGTACTTTTCTAAACTTTGAAGAGAATGTTTTGCTTAAGCATAACAGACTTTGTGATCATGTAAGACTAAATCCTAATCTTACAGTATGCACATTTGATTTTTCTGATTTAAAAGATGATTGGATGTTGTTCATAGATGGCAAGTACAGCCAGATGAATGACTTAATAAAGCGCAAAATTTTAACTTATTTTGAAAAGAATAGTGGAAACTATGTTTATATACAAAGCTACTTGTATCCTAAAAAACATATGAGCAAGTATGCTGAGCTATTAGATGTGCCCATAGATTTATTAGAATCTGTTGGGGAACTCTGTGATAAGCCTGATCTAGAAAAAGAAAAATTATTGATTGAGGTGGCAGATTTGGAAAATATTAACAATTCTAGATTATCTTTGTAAAATTAAAACCAATTAAAATGAGTGAAAACACAATGATGCTTGTCCAGGCTACATGGAATGAAAAACAAACTTTTAGATTAATCCCTATTGCAGATGCATGTCCTTATGTAGAATGTATCTTTGATCCAGACACAAAAGTGTTTGTAATTATCTCTAAACTTTCTAAAACAACATTACATATGTTGCCTAAGTTAGATGATAATGGTGATCCAATTGCTGTTAAAAGTGCAAGACCTAACGGAAGAACTTTTAGAGAAGAGAGACACAAGATTGAAGTATTCCAAGAATTCTATGTAGAAGATAAAACTGCTATGGAAGAAATTATCAAGTTGTTTGCATTTAATGCAAAGAAATTTGATTACAAAAAGTTCTTAGGAACTGAGAAACCTGAAGAGGCTGCTGTTTAGTAGTTTTAAGTTAACCGGGAGGGAGGCTTTAACTAGTCTCCCTTTTTTATTAATCATAACGGGGGAACAGCTTAACTGAACAAGTCTAATATGGGAGATATAGAATACGGACGTTGTGATGTATGTAGGTTAGCTGATAATCTAATTAGAACTTATTATTACTTTCCAATTAAGTGTGAATGTTGTGGGCCGGTACATCATGAATATGTAAGGCACTGTATAAACTGTACACCGGAAATGCCTGCAGAAACAAATGTACATTTAAAAACTAAAAAATTACTTGATCCAATTCATGAAGGTTTATTTAAAAAAGTAAAAAGATGAGTAGTACTAGGACCCATTACGTCATGGATTATGAAACACTTGCCAATTGTTTTTTGGCTGTGTTTGAGGACATTAAGACTGAGCATCAAGAAGTATTTGTTATTCATGAGTCACAGAATGATATTGTACCTTTCTTAACTTTCTTAATGCAAAATATTAATAGAGAAGAATGGCATGTTAGCTTTAATGGTTTAGGATTTGACAGTCAAATTACTCAACACTTTTTAGCTAATGGTCATCAGCTATTAGAAATGAATGGACAAGACATTGCAAGATTTATCTATGATAAAGCACAAGATGTTATCCGGAGACAGAATGAAGGTGAGTTCTTAGAATTTAGTCCAAGAGATATTAAAATCAGACAGGTTGATGTATTTAAACTGAATCACTGGGATAATCCAGCTAAGAGATCTAGTTTAAAGTGGATTCAGTTCAGTATGGATTGGAAGAATATCATTGACATGCCTATACACCACAGTACTGATGTGGTAGAAGAACAGATTCCGGAGATTATCAAATATTGTATTAATGATGTTAAGTCTACTAAACAGATTATGATGCTAAGTAAAGAGCAGATTAATCTTAGAAAAGCTTTAACAGAAGAATATAACATTGATTTATTCTCTGCATCTGAGCCAAGAATATCTAAAGAATTATTCCTGCATTTCCTGAGCAAACAAACTGGTATCAAGAAGTATGACCTTAGACAAATGAGAACTCATAGGCCTAAGATTACTGTTAATGATATCATACTACCTTATATAGAGTTTAAGACAGCTACATTCCAGAACCTGTTGAGAAAATTTAGAGAGGTAGAAATTTACCCGGGAGAAACTAAAGGAGGCTTTAAGTATTCTGTACAGTATAAAGGAGTTAAAACAGATTATGGTCTTGGTGGTATTCATGGTGCCCGCAGTAGTAAGGTTTATCAATCTAATACAGACATGGTTATCATGACAAGTGATGTTACCAGTTTTTATCCTAATCTTGCTATTAGAAATAAATGGGCCCCGGGGCATTTACCAAAAGAAGAATTCTGTGCTCTGTATGAATGGTTCTTTGAAGAAAGAAAGAAGATACCAAAGAAAGATCCTAAGAATTATGTGTATAAGATCATATTGAATTCAACTTATGGTTTATCCAATGATGCTAATGCATTCCTGTATGATCCTGAATTCACTATGAGGATTACTATTAATGGTCAGCTTAGTTTAACTATGTTGTATGAGATGATTTGTGAAGAGATTCCGGGAGCTGTACCACTAATGCAAAATACAGATGGTCTTGAGACTATGATTCCAAGAGAGTATGTAGATAAGTATATGGAGATTTGTGCCCGGTGGGAGAAGCTTACCAACTTACAATTGGAACATGATACCTATTCTAAGATTGTACTAGGTGATGTGAATAATTATATTGCTGTTACTGAAGATGGGAAGTCAAAGTGTAAAGGTAGATTTGAGTATAAAGACTTAGCTCTTCATAAAAACAAGAGCTTCTTAATTATACCTAAAGCTCTACATGCATATTTTGTAGATGGTATTGAGCCGGAAAAGTTTCTGGCAGATAACCAAAACATATTTGACTATTGTGGAGGAGTTAAGATTAAAGGTGATTGGAAGTTTATTGACCACAGTATTGTAGATGGAGAATTTATTAAGAAAGATTTGCAACATACTATAAGGTATTTTATCTCTGAGACCGGCAGTAAGATTATTAAGACTAACCTGTTGGACGGTAGAGAAATACAAATAGAATCTGGTCCATGGATGCAGACAGTATTCATAGACTATGTAGAAAAACCATTTTCTGATTATAAGATAAATACAAAGTTCTATCTGGAAAAGATTAAGAAAGAGATAGAAGGATTAGAACCTAATAGAAACCAATTAAGTCTATTTTAAAATGCCAAAAAGAATTCAAAACACAACAAAGGCACAACTAATAAGTGTGCCTTTACCAGTTCATGGTACTAGTTATACTGTAATTAGTCACCAATTTGTTATTGATTATGCATATCAAGCCCTAGCTAATGCAGGATTTGGAATTGTAGAAGAGGAATACAGATGCAATGCTGATGGACAAATAGCTCAAGGAATTTATAAACTTAATTATAATAATGACCCTGAGTTGTCAATGATGTTTGCTTGGACAAACAGTTATAATAAACAAGTAAAGTTTAAATGTGTAGTTGGTGGTTATATTAATACTTCCGGAACAGTAATGACATCCGGAGATATTGGAACATGGTCTAGAAAACACACAGGCTCTGCTGATACTGAAACTAAAGATACTATTGATACTCAGATTAAGAATGCTCACATGTATTATGACCAACTAGTAGCTGATAAAGCTGCTATGGAGGGAATAAGCTTGAACAGAAGAAGGCAAGCACAGCTTTTGGGTATCTTATTTGCTGAATATCAGATACTTACAACAGAACAAGCTAGTGTAATTAGACAAGAAATGGATAAGCCAAGTAATGTCTTTGCTGATACTAATAGTCTCTGGGCTTTCTATAATTATGCAACTATTGCTTTGCAGTATTCTCATCCAAGAACATGGATGGAGGACCAAAGAATCTTGCATTATTTTATCAATACTGTTATTGCTCAAAGTAAGCCGGCTCCTGTGGCGGTAGAAGAAGAACCGGAAGTGGAAGAGGAAGTAGCAGTAGTAGTTGATCCTTTGTATGTTGTTCCTAATCAAACTAATATCTTAGATCAGATTGCAGAAGTAGAAATGCAACTACCTGATAATCAAGTGGTGCAAGAAGAGGTAGAAATAGATACTTCTCTGCACCAGTTAGATGAAATCATTCTAGATACTAATGAAGCTGACTTAGATTCAATGATTGTACCTGAAGAACAACTTGAAGTACTTGAAGAAGAACCTGAAGATACATTTCAGCAAGATGATGTAGTTCATTATACTGATCCTGCAGGTAATACATTTGAGGCTCCAATAGTTACTGATGAATTTGCTTTGGAAGATAATCTAGAAGAAGCTAACTTTGATACATTAGAAACTGAAGAAGAAAAAGTAGAAGACAGTTTATCTGATTTTGATTTAGATTTTGTTACTGATGATTCTGAAGAAGATGAGGATGATATTCCTGACTTCTTCTAAAGAACCTGGCCTGAGAAGGCGGGGTTAAACAATTATCAACTAGGGGATGCAGAAATGTGTCCCCTTTTTTTTTAAATTTACAGTATGGAAAAACAACTAAAAGCAGTTCAAATCTTTCATGAAGCATTTGGACAAGAGAATGGAAAATGGCCAAGACCATTAGAGTCAGATGAATATCTGTTAAGACATACTCTAATGAAAGAAGAGAATGATGAGTACTTACAAGCATGTGCAGAAAACTCTTTAGTTGAGATTGCAGATGCATTAGGTGATCAGTTATACATTCTGTGTGGTACTATACTTAAACATGGTATGCAACACATAATAACAGATGTATTTGATGAGATTCAAGCAAGTAACATGAGTAAACTTGGTGAAGACGGGAAACCTATTCTAAGAGAAGATGGTAAAATACTTAAAGGTCCCGGATTCTTCAGACCAAACTTAAGTAAATTTATTAAAGTTGATAAAGATGCATCCAATAACATTTAGAAAAGCAATGATTGAGGCCTACATGGCTGGAGCAGAAGCAATGGCAAGTGGAGATATTGATATCCCTAATAAAAAAGATGCCAAAGATTGGTATGATAATGAATACGGAGTTGCACCAAAAGAAGAGTGTGACTGCTGTGAAGAAAATGATGATTAACTAGGGGAGCTGTAATGGCTCCCCTTTTTTTTTCTCACCGGTTATTTAGCAAATGTAGACTTAAAGCTTTTAACTGCTTCATCTGGTGAGAATGTATAACCAGAGAAACCCATCAGCTTTAAGAAGTATGCCCAAGATTTGTTAGAACCTTTATCCCATACACCAGTTTGTTTTTGATAGGTTAGTTTATCTTCATCCCAAGTTAATAAAAACTGATCAAAGAACTTAACAAATCTATCTATAGTACCTGTAATAGCAGATGGTGATTTAGCAATCCTCCAGAAATCCGCAGGACTTAGATATGAAAAAGTCTCACTCCTCATTCTAATAGCTTGATACATCATAAAGTAATATGCATATGGTAAATCTTCTTTTTCTTCTCCATCATCTCCGGTACCCATAAATTCTAATGCTAGAATAAGTGCTCCTAATGCTGCAATGATTGTAAGCTCTGCCACTACTTTTCTAATCTGTGCTTTTTCAAATGGTGAGTATGTACTCCACTGTTTAAAGATTTGAGTTTTGTATCTGTATGTATCTTTAACTAAAGTTCTTAAGAACACTCTGTACATACCTTCTGTAGCACCACCAAGTTCTTCATCAAATGAAGCTGACTTAAATCTTCTTTTTATACCTTGGTATAAGTGTTTACGGTACATTAATACAAGTCTACCTCCGGCATATCTTTGTAACACACCTTTATCAAAGTCATTATATACACCATGCATTTTTTTATTCAGTGCATGTAATGTATTCATAAAGTCTTGTCTTTGTTTTTCATCAAAGTCTTTTCTTTCTATAGTACCATCAGCACTAGCTGCATCTATTTGTACTTTATACTCTTTTACTTTTTTCCTATTTTCATCAGTAGTCATTTCATATAGTATAGGACCATACTTTTCATGAGCTTCTAATAATGTGATTTCTTCACCTGTTTCTTTATCTATAACTTTTGTAGCATCCATTAATGCAAGCATTGTCTTTACTTGAATTTCATGTTCTGCAAAGTTTTGATTAAAGAATAAAGTATTTGTTCTAAAGAATTTGTTTGCTACACTAGCTGAAACATTTTTACCATACTCATCTTTAAAGTTACCTTGTATAGGGTCATAATACTCAGTCAATCTACCTAACCAACTTTCAGCTTTAAGTCTTCCAAAGTCAGCCATATTATCTCCTATTGTTGCCCAGTATTTGGCTCCGCCTTTTACTAAGTTTTTTCCATTAAAGTATTCACCACCGGCTGCTTCAATTGCAACCTGGATATTACCTTGAATGTTATTAGCTGTACCTTTAAGTATATCCATAGAAAGTGTAGTAACTGCTGATATACCCATAGCAGTATTTACAATCTTTGATAACTCAAGGCCCCAGATTTTTTCTGCTTTCTGTGATTCTCCTTGTACAACCATTTCTAAAAATGCTTCCAAGTGCATCTTAGAATAAGAAGTACCATTTGATTTTATATATTCATCAAATCCTAGTTTTTTAGCAGCAATGTTTAAGATAGATTCACCGGAAGCTGTTGTTACAGCAGTTTCTCTTTCACCAATTATACTTCTGAAAGCTGTGATTTCTGCATGAATTTCATTCATAGCATTATATCTTCTAGCCATTGAACCAAATTGTAATACAGATTTAATTAAATCTACACTAACATCATCAGCATCCATTGGTTGTGTATAATATACAGGTAGCATGGTCATCTTTTCACCAGATAAACTTGCTCTACCATATGGTCTAGTGTCTATTTCATTACCTTCACTGCTAAGATTAGCACCATATAATGCTTGGTCATAGCTTTGAATTGATACTGATTCTTTTAAGTTTGTTTTAACTAAGTTACCAGCTCCTTTTCTATATAACCTTTCATAGTCTTCCATAGGAATAGAAGGAAGAATATACCCCATTCTTTGAGACTCAGGTAATAATTCTTGATCTTTTAAGTATATGTCTGTCAGATACTTATGATATTCTCCTTCTGGTGATATTGGTTGACCTTCTTCATTGTATAGTTTCAACCATTTTTTATTTATGTACTTATCTGATGGTTCTGTTAACTCACCATAAAATGTTTTGACACCTGTTTTTTTATCAACATATTCTACTTTTGAAAGCCATTCTTCATATTCTTCATTAGTAATGATACCTTTATTTAACTCATCCCGTTTATTATTTGTTATTTTTTGAATTTCTTCAGTAGATTTTGGTTGTCTGTTTTGTTTATACCACTGGTTTCTTTTTATCTTCCATTCCTTTAATCTAGCTTCATACTCTAATACTTCTTCTGCAGGAGAGTCAGGAGTAATTTTTGGTTTTGGATTTGTTTTGTAAAATGCTTGTTCTGCATCTTTATATAAATTAAGATCATACTTTTGTACAAAAGACATCTTTTTATCAAAGACAAGTTCACCATTTTCTTTTACAGGCTTCCCTTTAATATCTCTTCTTAATACAGAAATTTCTTCATAAAGACCTGCATTAAATTCTGCAATATTGTTAATGCTTCTTCCGGATTTATCTCTAAATTCTTTAAGTTTTTCTACAGCTTCATCTCTCTCAGCTATATCTTCCATTCTGGATCCTTCAAACTGAGACTTAACCATCTTAGCAAATAAAGCTAGAGCACTGTCTTCTGAACTTATTAATGGGTTGAGTAAGTAATCAAAGACACCTTCATCCTTTAATGACATTTTAAGAATGTTTTCCATTCTCTCTTTGTCAATAAGCATGTTTTGCCATTTGGTTAATTCTTTTTGAGCTGCATTAATGTCACTTGCTTTTGCAGCATCAGATAGTTCAGAAGCTCTAATTTTTTGAATTCTTTCTTGATAGGTTTTGATCTGTTCATTTATAGTACCTACATTTCTTGTATTTCTTTGGGCTACTAATACTTCAGCTAATAATGGAGTGATCTCATTTATGTAAGCTGTTCTAATAAAGTTTCTAATTTCAAGTGCTGTAGTTAATTTATCTTGTGGAGTATACTCAGACAAGCTTTTTCTTTCTACAGGTTTTCCAAAGTATTCTATAGCATCTGACTTTGATATTTCATCTAGTATAGAATAGTTATTAGCAAAGTCATTAATGTTTACCAGACCTTCTAAAAAATCTTTGTTATTTATTTTACCATCTTTAAAATCAGCTACTAAGCTTTTAAAATATTTTTTAGCACCAAGAGCTTTTTCAAATGAATCTTCTATAAATAGATTTATAGACTCAACACCATTTAGTTCATTAACCATCTTAGTTAATCTAGCTAATTGGGCTTCTTGCTCTCTTTGGTTTTTAAGTTTTTTTCTACTAAGCTCATACTTCTTTTCTTCCAAGAATACTTTTACTTTTTGCAAAGCTTCAGCAAAGTCTTTAGGAGCTTCTTCTGCAGGAATATTTGGATTATCTTGAAGTAATTCTTCAAACTCATCATCTTGTTCTTTTACTAATTTGTTCCATTCTTCCAGTGCACGTTCTTCATTGCCATTTTCTTGGGCAAGAAGTTTTTTCCATTCTTCACTGTTTTTATTTGGGCAACTTCCTAACATAGCTTATCAAGTATTTTTGTTATTTTGTTATAGTCTTCTTGGGTTTTTGCTTCTGCTAAATTATTGATTATATCAACAATATCATAACCTCTTTCTGCTAATTGTTCTTCTATATTAGTAGTAGCTCTTAGAGTGATGAGTCTATCAAGGGCTTTATCAATTACTTCAGGATCCACAGGTGCATCAAGACCTGGTTCAGTTTCCTGTTTACCAGTCTCCATATTAATGTTTCTCAAGTATATTTCACCGGTTGTGGCATCTACTAAATCATAGTTACCAAACTTATTTAGTCTATACATTCTATTCTCTGAAGTAAATGTCTGAGGTTGAACACCATTGTTTTTAGCAACTAGATCATTGTATACATTCATGTCTGTATCAATTGTAGCTTCAGGTTTTGGGCTTATAGATGTTTCAGTAGATTGAGTAAATCTTTGGTACCCAGTTCTTCCAACTTCAATATAGTTACCTTTTTCAATAGCATCATAAGATAATCCTACTTCTCCTGATCCTCTATCTGTAAAATCAGCTTCTTCTATAGGTATTAAATATGCATATACAGTAGGATTATTTTCCCCATAGTTTATAGCATAATATGAAGCTTCTTTAATTGCTCTATTATAGTCAAATAAATCATCTCCTTCTTCATTTGTATAAAATAACATTTGACCTTCATATCTTGCACCCATTGACTCTGCTATTCTTCTAGCATTTTCATTTCTAAATTCACCTGTATATTGTTTAGATCTATTAGGTTTATCAAATTTTTGACCTCCATGAAAACCTAAAATATATTTTTCACCATCTTTATTTACCTTTTTTAATTCTTCTAAACTATTATTTAATAACTGCTGTAGATTTTTTTCAAACTCTTCTTTAGGAATTGATGTTGTAACTTCACCAGGTTGAGTAGATGGTTGTGTAAATCTTTTTAATGCTGTTTCAAGATCATTTATATATAGTTTACTTCTTCTGATAGTATCAGGATTACCATATTTATCAGCTCCTATTTGTAATTGTTCTTTCTGCCTAGAAATCTCTTTAACTAACTCATCTTTAGCAAAAGGTTTTAAATATTTTTCTACACCAGACTTTAACTCTTCAGAATAAGTTTCATTATATATTTTATTCACTTCATCTATTGTTAAAAGAATTGGTGCATTAGCAGTATCCTTATAATCTATTGTTCTATAAGGACTTTGCCAAATATAATTATCTATAATTTGAAAGTCAGTAATTTTTGGTTTAGGAGCTGTATATAAGTTAATTAAAAAGTCTACAAACTCTTTTGGTAAATTTTCATTTATAAAGGCATCTATTTCTGATCTTCTTAGATTTCTTTTTGTTTCAGGGTTTGTTACTTGCTTATATAAATTTGAATTAGTGTCATACTTATAAAGATTAAATGCTACATTTTTATCTAAGTCTTTTTTTGGTGTTATCATAAATTCTGAATCACCAACTGTAAATACAGCACTACCATAATCAAGACCAGTTTTAATTTCTTTTACATTATTTATTTCAGCCGGTTTTGTATAAACTTTAGCTTCAGATGGTTCAGTAGATGGTTGTTTCCAGTTATATTTATTAATTAAATAATCTAAAGCTGAAGCATGTGAAGGCTCTCCTAATTCAGCATAATACTGAAGTTGTCTTCCTTTTAATTTGCCAGATTTTAAAATATCTAAAATAAAAGCTCTTCTTTCTGGTTTAACATTTATAAATTTATCTGTAGTAAGCCAATCAATGTAATTTAAAACAGCTTCTTTTGTAGAATTTGTTTTAATTGTTCCTGTTCTATTAAAACTAGCCCAAGGATTTGAGAAGCTTTTTACATCACTATCTACTTCCATAGTGTATACTCTACCTTTATCTTTTGCTTCTTTTACATTAGCATCCCTGTCATACTTACCATCTTTAGTTTTTATATTAGAAATGACAATATTTGGAGACAAAGTTTTATTACCTAATTGAGAATATATTGTTTCAAAATCTTGAGTAGATGGTTGAGTAGGAGCTTGAGAAGCAGTGTTTTTATAAACATCTCTGATAGCTTGTTTACCAGCTTCATTTATTTCTCTAGTACCAACACCAGCAAATTTCTTTGTTAAAACAGGAGTATCAGTTTGATCAAATCTACCTTTCTGTCCTGGTATATCTGAGTCTACAAGTCCTTCTGGATTATACTTCATCCAAACATTATAATTTAGATCAAATACATATACTGGTTTACCAAGATTAATGGCCATTTGTACAGCATATCCAGTACCACCATCAACTTGAAGAGCTTTTACTTTATAACCTTTGCTATTAGTATCACCTTCTTCTAAAATTTTACCCACTGCAAATACTGCATCTGCTGCTTTAGCTTGAAGATAATCTCTTCTTACTAGTCCACCTGAATAATAAATACTTTTTCCTTCCGCATTTTTAGCATTAGGATTATTCCAATCATATGTTAATGGTTTTCTTCCTAAATCACTAGCAGCTTTTTGATATGCATCTTCAACTTCTTTAATTTGTTCAGGAGTGAGTTTTTGTAAAGTCTGTGGTTTATAATCTACTTGTTTTCCTATTCCAAATTCTTTACCTATTTCAGCCCATGCTGTATCACTACCTATTGCTCCACCGGAATAGTTTGTATATTCTGGTAACTGATTAGTAGGTTCTGTAGGTTGAACATCTTCTTTCTTAGTGATATGCATACCTGTTGCAAGGTTTACATTCTCATAGTAGTACTCACCGGTCTCTTGATCCAGCATGTCATATGTACCATATTGATTTTTAATCCATATAGCACTTTGCGGCATACCTTGTCTCTTACCGGTAGCGGAGTTATAGAATGCAGGGAATAAAGTTTTAGATGTAAAGAATCTTTCAGGTCTTTTGCCTCCAAGTTTTTTAACCATTTGGTTAAATAAATCTACATCTTCCTGGTTTATTAATCTTACTAGAACTATATTTTCTCCTTCCTCATCATCAAATGTTTCTAATGTACCATCATTACTTGGTTTAGATGCTTCTGATGTTGCAAGATCACTATGAATATATCCTTCAGGAGAAACAAGATAGTTCTTAAACTTATCCATGCTAACAACTGTTTCAAATATTTCATCCAGTGTTTCAGTGCTTAAGTAATTACTAATGAATGCTTTAGATCCAGCAGTAAGAATATCTTTATATTCTACAGGATCTAATGCTTTAACAAAACCTAATCTTGTTTTACCTACACCATGCTGATAGAACATGTTAAGTGAGAACAAATTAAACATCTCAGATATTCTTTGGTTATCACTTTCATTTTCTTCATCAGATTTATTTTTGTTCTGAACTTTAGTTACACTTGGGTCAGCTAAGTTTCTAAGATTGTTATAATATACGGAAGCTAGTTCTCCTTGGGCCTCTTTCTGGTTATTTAACTGTAGAACTTTTACACCATCTGTATTTGTACCTGGAGTTAATTGAGCTGTGATAGGATAATTAACTTTAAGTGTATCACCAAACTCATTAATTAAATTCAACAAAGAATCAGAATAACTATATTTGGTTTTACCCATGATATACTTATTATTGAAGCTAGCTCCTAGGGCTCTTTCTGATATGTAACTTTCATATGCATCATTAGCATTACCCATAGCAAGTACTCTTCTTAGGAAGTCACTATTGTTTTCAAGAGATTCAATTGGGTGATTTACTCTATTAGACTCTCTAGCTATAACATATCTGTAATAACTTGCTAATGTTTGAAACGGATCATCTTTGATTTTAAATGTATCTAAACCTCTAGAACCATAATTATTCTCAGCCGTACTTGTTTCTAAGTATGCTTTGTTTGCATAATCAGTTTCAATTCTGCGGGTATTAATTGCAATACCTTCTTCTACTATTTCAACATCTGTATCTAACTCATCTACTTTAATAACTGGTCTGTTATCTGTATAAGTATCTGGGATATTTACTAGTTCTCCTTTTGCATTACGGAAGTTAGACAAATAGTTTTGATAGATATAGTTTATTACTGCATTGTTAAACAATGTACTGAATCTTTCTTGTCCATTTATACCTTTACCAAATGTAGGGTTGTTTCTAATTTTAGAAGCTTTAGATTGATCTACAAATGCATTACTGATATATTTAGTTATCTCAGGATTAAGCCTTAGATTAAACAAAGGCTCTGTAAGCTTTTTAATTAAATCATCTTGATTAAATGAAGATAGTATAGATTCTTTAAGTAATCTATTTAAGAAGTCTTGATCTATTGAGTTACTCTTTCTTAATTCTTCATAAGATTCCATTCTTTTAAGCACCTGTTGTACTGTAGTAAGCTTACCAGTATCCGGGGAGAATGTCTGTTGCAAATCATTCATAGCTTTAAACTGTCTTTCCAGTTCAAGATAGTTCATGAATAATGCAAGAGCCGTCATTGACTTGTTATCTTTTACACCATCTTTTAGTGTTTTTGTAGCAAGATTTCCTTTTGGTAAATACTTATTTGATAACACTTCGGTAGCAAAAGCAAAGTTCTCTGTACTGTTTATAGCATTGCTGTAAAAATAAACTGTAGAATCATTACTCATATTTTCCATGGTAGATATTCTCTCAATATTTTCAGGAGCTAAACCACCACTATTTAATTTAGCCAACAATTCTTTTAAAGTAATTTCTTTAACACCGGATACTTTCTTTATTTTGTAATAATACTTTTGGTCTTCACCTGTAATCTTTAAACCATTAAGAACATATCTTAATTTAGCTACATTGATTTCATCATATAATGGAGTTAAATCAGCTTGGTAAAAATTCTTAAGCAAATTGTTTATGATATTATTTGCAGGACTACCTTTTTCTTTTTTACCAATTATGCTAGAATATGCACTTTTACTTAATTTTTCTTTTTCAAAATACTCAGCAATAAGAGGTTGGTTTAAGAAAAAGAATATTTGTTCCTCATCTACTCCGGCCTGAAGCATGTAACTAAATACATCCATAGCTTCCGGAACCAATTTTAATTCAAATGGGAATGATTCTTTAGCTCTATCTAAGATACCTTGTAGAGAGTGAGATGATACATCAGATATGCGGGAACCTCTTTGAGTTCTTTCTCCAGATAATGATATAACTTCTTGACCTTGAGCATTTCTAGTTTTGTTATGAGCAAATCTCATAACTACAGGTAATGTGTAACCTGTCTCTATAGTTTTATTTAATGCTTCAATGAAAGCAGAAGCTTTATATGTAGCCGGCATTATAGCACCTACAGATTTATATATAGGGTGACTCTTAGTTAACTTAGCCATTATACCCAATGAAGCTTCTAAAGATAAGTTAGCATCATGTTTGTATAAGTTATAAGTAGCCTCAAGTACTCTAGTTGGACTAATTACAGTTTTTCTTTTGCCATTTTTATCAGCTGCAGAAAGTTTAGGTGCCTGACCATGAGTATTATCATATCTGTTGTAACCTGTTTTGTTTTCTTCTAACTCAGGTACATATGTGTCTACCAGATAAGTTCCATTTGGCTTAGTTAAATAAGCATAGTTTTCCGGCAACATTAGGATTTCTACAGCAGCATTTTTAAATCTGTTTTGTAGATACTTTTTCTGTTCAGCAATTAGAGCTCTTGAAGATGGTCTTCCTTTTATAGACTTCTTAGCTTTCTCAAGTGCTTGAGTTTCTTTAAGTAGAGTTTCAAAGTTATCTACTCCTTTAGAAACAACTTTACCTTCTCTGTCTATATTAGGGAAAGTCATAAATAACTTATCACCGTCAAAGTCAGATCCAGCTTTTGCAACTATCTCAGTTGGTACTATAATACTATTACCAAATGCTTCAGGTAAGAAATGCCATACTGTTGCTGCTTCAATTGTATTGGTAGCATCATTAGGGATCCTTGGACCAAACATAGTTACAGCATCCTTATTAGCTTCTAACCATTTAGGATCTTTGATAACTTCATTAAGTCTATCAATAGTAGATATTGTTTCACCATCTGTGTGCTTGCCGTTTAGGAGCTTAACAAACTCTCCTTGTAAAGCCACAGCAACTTTCATTTCATTACTTCTTCCACCTTTGTTTCTGATATAAAAAGGAAGAGTGTTTGTACCCATCCATTTTTTAATCTCTTTAAGATCAGTTAAAGTAGTGTATTCAGAATCCCAAATACCATTGGTAAATGTAGATGGAGTTTGTACTAATGGTTCTCCATTAGTTTTTTGTTTGATTAACCCATTCTGTAAAAAGCTCATGATAAGCTTTTCAACTGTATCAGCTTCTGGATGCAATGATAAATCCATTGCTAGCTCCTCATCATTGGCAGTGTTGAGTAATCTAATTAAGTGCTCAGGAGTATCTCTATTTTTTAATTCATCTCTGATAACTTCAACAAATTGTTTTAAGTTACCAACAGCTCTACCGTCAATAAACTCAAAGCCAATCTCACTTAGTAATTCTTCTTTTAATATTTCTGAGTAATCTTTTACTGCAGATAAATACTCATCAAGTACTGGTTTGTTTTTCTCATTAATTAACTTACCTTCTTTATATAAGTTATCAAGTAATATACCTCTGGTCTGTGTTGCAATAGGAAGAGAGCCCTTAAAGTGTTCATTAATAACCGTAACCTCTTTTAAGTTGGCCATGTAAATTGGATTTACAGTAAATAGCATATCCTCTTTAATAGCTTTATCATCTTTGCTAGCAAAAATGTTATCTACTTCACGGTCACTTGTTAAATTGGCACCT